AATACGTCGTTATACTTATCGTAAACCTTTAAAGATGTTGAGTCACAAACTGCGTACGAACTAGATGTTAGTCCGTTAGCAAAAGCCAATACATCTGTTAATGGTTGAGTACTAGTACTATCATCGATAGGTGGTGAGATAAATCCTACGCAATCTTTTCTTCCTTCACAAACTGTAATAATTTTTGAAGCAATAGTAGCTTCACCATCCGCGTCAGCAGCTGCAAACAAAAGATTTACATCTTCTGTTTCAGCATCAACGAATTGGTCAAGGGCCGTTACAATGTTTGCGGCTGAAGTAAATCCAGTAGCTGAAACGTCTCCACCATCTTGCAGTGTTGTTTTAAGTTCTAATACGTGTGTACCAGTCATCGCCTGAGTAGTGCCATCTGCTTTAACATAATTAATAGCAGTAGTAGTGTCACTAGAATCGACAGTGTAATCAGTAGCGAACGCGTCATTATCGCTGGCATCTCCTACAGTAACTAAATCTGCAAGAGTTTTAATACTAGTAATATTTGCTGAGAAGATATGATTTGATGATTGTAACAAGACATCGTAAATAAAATTAGATGTGCCATCTGTCTTTTTTGCTCCGTCAACTGTTGAAACATACTCAAATGTTTCTAAAACTGTTCCAGCTGTACCAGTAATATCTCCGCCGCGGTCAATAACTATGATGTGTACTTCACTAACAGCTAAGTCAGCTACACCGCTAATTTCGCTTCCAAATTTTGCAACAATAGGTCGAGCGTCAGATGTTTCATCGCCAAAACCTATACCAGCATTTCCAAGATTAAAGGTTGGTGAAGATCCTACAGCTGTCTTATTAAACATTGGTGCGTTAATAAGTTGAACTTCAATAGAATTACCGATACTGCCTGGGTTTCTTGCAACGAATTTGCCTTTACCTGATATGGCGCTTGAATCTGGTGCGAAATTTTCTTCGTAAAAGTCAACGCTAGGAATAAGTAATGTTACAGAAGTTGCTGTAGCAATTTCTTGCGCATTCTTTAAAGTAGGAGCACTGCTGTTTGCAGCGTTAGCTACATCACCTGCACGTACTACTTTAAGAGCGTTACCGTATTTTAAAAAAGAGGCAGCTTGGAAGAATGACTGTGCAGTAAATGCATTTGTCGGTTTTCCAAAAACCTCTGTTAGTTCTTTTTCAGAACCAATGAGTTTGATTTGACCTACTGGTCCTTGTTCGAAATAGCCTGCAAAACCACCAATAGAGGTAGATACTGCGGGTATAACGTTCGTTAAGTCGATTTCTTTAACCTCGACTCCGGGCGATACCTGAAATGCCATGTTTTTGTCCTTTCAATAGATTTAATTAATAAGTTAACATAATAAGAAGTTTCTCAATAGTTCTATTTATAAATAAGCGTATTTAGAGATTCTGCCAATCCTTTAAGTCTTGTGACATTTTGTCGTAAACTGTTCCGTAGCTGTGTCCATCGTCGATTTCGCCAAATGGTAATACATCATCTTCTATCTGTTTCATCTTTTCTGCAAATAGCATTTCTTTTAAATCGATTGATGATATATTCCCAAAGGCGTCTGATGATACAAACCACGCAAACATAACGCAATTCATGACTAAATCATCATGATTACCTTGACTTGCTTGGTACGAAGAACCTTTTATCTCGAATGTTGTTAACTCAGATATCGTTTCGCCATCTGGTATTTTCAATTTTCCTAGCTCTATTAAATCTTTTAGATTAGAACAACCTATTCTTTTTACTCGTTTAGTCATTGTAACACCAACACCACCACGTTTTACTGATGATTCTACAAATGTATTTTCATATTCATACTCGTAGTAAACATCATTACATACTACTTGACCCACATCGTTATTTTCTATAATAACCAATGCATCGTTATATTGTTTTGCAACCTTAACAATAATATCTGGAAAAATCATAGGTGATATCATGTTATCACGAAACGTAACAACTTGCTCAAACAGACCTGTAGTAATATCAAATATAGAAAACGTAGAATAATCCTGTCCTCTCCCCTTTGATACATCGACTGTCATAATATATGTATGATCTTCGAGTGGTTTTTCGTAATAACTTATGCTATTGTCGATTTTTATAGGATAAGATGGTTTTAAACTAAGTAAACAATTCGAAGACACCAGCGTATTAGATGTTCCTATAAAATTATTGCCGTACTCTTGCTCAAACTGTAATTCAGATGTATTTGCAACTGTTTGTTTTTTCCACTCTTCGTCTCTTCCTGGTACGTCAAACCAATCAACACGTGTAGATTTAAAATCGTTTATCTTCTTCTGAGAACCTTCCCAAAGTTTATAAAACATATTGCCAACACCATTTGCGGTCGATGTAATAATAACTTTTGTTTCGTTCCCTGCTGAAATTACTGGATACGTGGATGTGTAAAACTCTGCATCTCTTTCAACGAAAGCAAACTCGTCTAAAAATAACAAGTCGATTGAAAGACCACGAATAGAACTGCCAGAAGTTGCCGAAGCTATAATCTTAGCGTTATTCGAAAAGGTAATATTACCTTTGTTTAATTCTTTACAACCAGGCTGAAGAAAGAAAGGTAAATTTTCAAGTGCTAGTGTTATTCTGCCAAGCATTTCGCGAGCAGTAGCTCCCTTATTTGCAAGAATAGCAATGGTTTTCTCAGGATTAAAAATAGCATACCACAAAATATAAATTACAGATGTAATAGACTTACCTGATTGTCTACACGCCAATACAATATTAAATCGGTTTTCGTTAAATTCTTTAAAAAGTTTCTTTTGATAAGGATAAGGCTTAAAGTCGACAAGACCTTTACTTGGTGCAATTACCTTAATATATTTTTCAGCAAAATACACAGGGCTACTCATGCATTTCATGTATTCTTCAACTTCTTCTTTTGTAAAATTCTGGCTTACACCCTCACCTTTTACAAGGGCATTACCCATGTATCCATCACCTGCCATAATATATTATTCTGTTACGTTCTTTATGTCTTTGTTTTTTAAAAACTTTTGGAGTTCAGCAGTAGAACCAACGAATAAAGCGTTGTTGGTTGTACTACCAGAACTTTCTTTTTCCTGTGTTATGTCTTTTCTAACCTTTTGTAATTTAACTAAATCCTGTGACATTTGACTTGCGTCTTTAATCATATTTGATAAAACTTCAAAAGCCCGAGGATGTTCTGACTCAGAGGCGAGTGCCATCATTTGATTAATCGCTTCTGATGATTGGCCAATAAGCTCTTTCATTTTTTCACGACTATACTCGATATCTTTTTCGGTATCGTTAATTATTTGCCCTTTATCAACTTCGGTCTTAGGTTTTTCTATGATATCTAAGTTTTTTTCGAGCGCATTAAGTATTTCATTTTTAGCCATGATCAAATCCAAACGTTGTTGTAATAGTATCTGTTTCGTCTAAAGGTGGTTCATCACCTGCAGCAACAGTGCTTCTAACGTTTTCTTCTCCATTCTTATTAATAAATGTAAGTTTAGTATTATTAGGTATAGTTTGATTAGCACTTACAGTTATACTATTTGGTTTACCATTGGTAAAGGTATTAGCAATTGCAGTGACCGTTGGAGGAATAAAGCTTCTTGGCATACCTTCAAACGTCATTGTCTGACCTACACGCAATGTACCAATTACACTATCGATAGGTATAGTCGCGCTATTTGAAAGGCTAGTGCTATTTACCTTAGCAGAAGGATTTTCAATATCGCTATAAAAGAAAGTATCTACTGTTCTTATAATCTTACCTTCGCTTACTCCACCAACAAACTTGACTTTCATGTTAAATTCTAATGAGTATATTAACAGTCTACGTGTTTGGAAATCTCCTTCGTAATCGTCCTGTATAGATGTGCTATTTAATACAATAGGTACATCAGTTACAGTTCCAGCTCCTTCCATATCCTTAATCGCAATAGTATATTCAGGTGTAAAGGTTGGAAGAATTTGTTCAAATATTTGTAAAGCGTCATCTTGGTTTTTTGCCATGATGCTCAATTGCATACCAATATCGTACGGCACTCCTTGGTTAATCGTATCTATACTTGTTGTTGCAGAACTAGCTGAAGCACTTACAACTCTTTTATTAAATTTGTTTAATCCACTTGCTGAATCATACGCTATAGAAGTAATTTCAAAACTCATCCTTGGCAACTTCAGCGCAATACTTTTATTTGCTGCACCACTATGTTCAGCGTTTATCCTTGCAAGAAACTTTTTTCGTGGTCCATAAGATATAGGTACACGAACCTCACCAACGCCTTGTTGTACAATTTTAATGTTATTGAAAACTGTTCCAAATACAGCAACTGCTTTTTTCAAAGTCTGATTATAAAAATGTTTTCCGTTTAACATACTAGCTTGTCACGTTTGGTTCGCCGAAAGGATTAGTTTCAGTAAAGTCTATAAAATTATTTCCTACTGACTCGAAGTCAGCGTTATCTGCGTAAGGATCATTGTCGTCTAAAGCGTTAAACCCATCTAATGCTATAACAGCATAACTTGCTGAAGATTTTGTACCAATAATATTTCCAGGTGTAGATCCATTTGTAATTGCAAAAAGCGTGTTTGTTCCGTCTGACGCGACTTGACTTGAAATATTTATTGAATTAGTACCGATACTCGATACTTCTCCAGTCACAGTAACACTTCCATTTGTTTGTGTAACATCTTCACCAACTTCGTACGTGCCGCTTCCGGTTCCTAGTGTAAGGGTTGTTTGTGTAGCGTATTGTGTTTCAAAAGAATCAATAGCATCTACTCCAGTATCAATCGCTTCATTACCATATTCAAATGTTTCACAAGTTAATTTAAATGTAGGTAAGTTTTGTAATTGATAAAATGGTGATTCTTCTTCAACAAAGCGTATTTCAAATAAACCATTCGCCAGAGGAAAGTAAATTAAATCTCCTTCTTGTGGTCTTGCTTCTACCGAAGATTGAAATCTACCAATTAGTTCTTCCCATCGGCGAGAAGCTAATACTAAGGTCATTGAATCACGAGACTCAACACCAAACTTAGAAAGTAATTCACCATCTCCTTCGAATCCATCAGTATTTTCAACATACATTTCAATTTGAAATGCTTCACCGAATTTACTTAAAGTATCTTCATTGAAAATAGCATTAGTGTTTACAATGGTGCGCGGAATGTAATAAACATCGTGACCATATATCTTAAGAGCCTCTATGGTAATATCTTCATAGAGTCTTTTTTCTGATGTCGCCCCTTGGCTGAAATATACGTTCCTTGGCATGTGATTAACCTATAAAATCTAAAGGAGGCATTTCGTGTTTAAGCTGCATCTGCTCCTCCAATTGTTGTATTTCTTCTTTTGCATCGTCAAATATTTGACGGCCATTTAAAGTAACACCACCTGGTAAAGTCATTCCTTCGAATTTAATTAAGTTTAATCCCCATTGTCTTTTAAATAAAGCTGTAGTATATTTTTTTATGAATGCATCATTCCAAACATCTGTGTGCGTATCAGGATCAATTTTAGAATATCCATCAAAGACTACGAACAATCCTGCCATACCATCTAATGTATTCGAATGAAATTTCACTTGATTCATATGACGACTATATTCTATTAATTCAAACATGCCATTTACGTTACGATCGATTAAAGACATAAATTGTTTTGTCAATTCGTAATTTACGATTCCGCCATGGACATTTGTTAGATCAAAAATATCGTTTAAATGTATTTGGTAATCTACCGAAAACATTCCACTTTGACTATTTGTAGTATTAAACACATTATTAATAGAAAGAATATTAGCGTTATCAGGAATAGTAATATATCCATTATCGATATCAGCCTGCTGAACTTGGTGTTTTAACAAATTACGAACAACTGCATCGCCATGATATTCTTGGTAGTACTGTATTGCTTCATCAACGCGATCTTCTAGTTGATCATCATCAACGTTAATTTCAATTACTGGATGACCTAAAGATCTTAAGCAATAGTCTATTAATTTTTGTCTTGTATTAGGTGTGGCCATAATTCTATTTATACATTTATGTGATTGAGGTATCAGCAGTAAAGTCACTAGTCATATCCATTATCTTATAAGTGATTCTAAAATAATAATCGTCATCTACTGTTTGGCTATAAGTAGCAAAATTAGAATAGGTATTTGTGCCTTCTGGTCTAAGTAATAATGGTACATTAGGATAAGCTCGTGTTTGAGTAGCGGGAGCATCTCTTACAATAATAGTATCGACTGCGCCGGCTGCTACAAACACACCAGTATTAAAAGTATGGTTTAAAAATTTCTTTTGGAAAGTAGCGAACGTGTTATACTTACCAGTTGATCCGTAGCCTGAAACTGTATTTGCTGGAGTTTCAATTACTAGTTGCAAATTATTACCCCAACCTCTAAGAGTACCGCCGCTCATTGGTGACCATGAACCTCTATCTATAAATATTTCGAGATCTCTTATTACGAGTACTTTATTCGCGCCAGGAGCAGGTATTAATTCAAGAAATGTAGAGGCCGTTGTAGTCATTGCTTGTGCTCGAGTACCAGCAACTTTTACTACAATAACCCTTTCATCTTGAACCATTGTGCCGTCATCTTTAAAAGCAGCAGTTGTTCTTACAGTAGTCGTGTTTGGAAAATCAGCGCCTTCGTATGCAGTAGATTTAATAGTTCCGCTAGCTGCGATATCGCCATTAACATCTAATTCAACCCCAGTAGTAGCAACCTTTCCTATACCAACTTCACCAGCATCATTGATAGTCATTCTAGCAATAGTAGAACCATCTCCGCCAGTATTATCTGGTCGAGTAGAAAATACTAAATTTCCACTTGCGGCTGAAGAAGATGCTCTTATAGAATCTATACTCGCGTTAACATATGTTTCTGATGTACTATTAGTAAATGCTATA